CGGTAGCCCATGAAGTTCTCCACGTAGTTGATGCCGAACATGGTCTGAACGGTGATCTCCTTGTCACCCAGGTAATCGTAAGCATCGATGATGTTGGCAAAACCCACAACCTCGGTCACGTCCTTATCCAGACTGGCAAACTTGTCCAGCACCTTGCCCTTGGCCATAGCCAGAGCGCGCTGCCAGGTCTTTTCCGTCACCTTGAGCGTGCCGGTGCCGAGGAATGTATAGAAATCGGTCAGGACCTTGTTCTGCAGCGCCACGAGGAAAGCCTCATCGGTCTTCTCCACGGCAACGTCAGCGCCGTACTTAGCCACGCTCTCAATGGTCACGCTCTTGGCATACTTGGAAATGTCGATGTCACCGTAGGCAACCGGCTCCACCTTCATCTTGGTGAAGGGGATCTCGTCACCCTCTGCCACGGTGCCGCCCTTGAGGCCGCCGTCCACGCTGGCCTTGTAGGAAACCAGCTTCGTGCCAGGGGCCTTGCGGATGGGACGCATAATGCCCATGATGTTCCGCAGTGCGTCCCAGTTATCAGCGAAGCGGGACACGAAATCCACCTCACGGGCGGAAGTGGTAAACTGTGCAGAAGTTGTTACGTTAGTTTTCGCAGCCATAAATAGCTCCTTTCAAAAAATCAGTTGTTTTCGCTTGCCATCAGATCGGCAAGCGCTTTCTGGCGCTCCGCCGTAGACATCACATAGCGGCCTTTATCGTCCTTCTTGTAGATGTCCTCTCGGGATTTTGCGCCGCCGGTGTTTGCCGGGGGATTGGCGGGATTCGCGCCCTTTGTCTGCGTGGTGGAGACAAGCCCCTTGTAAGTGCCGGCTACAAGCGCATCAAGGCTCTTGGTGTCCTTGATCTTCTCGCCGTCCAGCTCCAATGCGGCCATTTCTTCGCCGCAGCCGCGCATAGCAAGGTCGAGATTCGCGCCGGTGATGTTTTTGCTCTCAAAGTAAGCACGCACGGCCTTTTCCTTTGCCGCCTTGCTCTCCTTTGCCGTGATGTCGGTCTTAAAGGCTTCAAAGGCCGAGTGTTCCTTCTCGTACTTCTCCTTATAACCGCCGTCACCCGCTGCCTTGAGGTCGTCCAACTGCTTCTGAACGCCGGGTAGCTTCTCCGCGTCCGCCTTATACTTGCTGACGTCAGCTTTCAAGCCGTCCACGGTGTCGGTATGTGCCTCGATGATGGTATCCACCTGTTCGTCGGTGAGACCCATGCCCTTCAAAAGTTTGCGTGTAAGTGCCATTGTTCTATCTTCCTTTCCCTTGTCCGCATTCCGTCGCGGCGATAGATTGTATAAAACCGCTGTACCTCGCGGTGTTTACCTAAAATAAAAGAGCCAAACAACACGCAAAATCTGCGTACTGTTTGGCTCCTATTGCCCTTTCCCGCGCCCTATTGCGCGGAAGTGCTGTATTTGATTGTTTTCTTGACTTCTAAGACGATGTACCCGTCGCCTTTTCGGCGTATTTCAGCATCGTTGCCGCGCTTGATGATGGCTTCAATGGCCTTGATGGTATCGTTATCCATTTTTCAGCTCGCTTTCCAGAATGTCCCGATACTGTGCGGCATGGTCAGCGGCAGCAGGTTTCAAAAACGGCTGTGCCTTGTTGCCGCGCGTGTAATGCCAGTTGCCTTTTGCGTCCTGGTACACCCACGGCGTAGGCCGCCCTCCTCCGCCTTCGGCGTAAATGCCGGTGCCAAGCTCAACGTACGCGGCGTAAGAATTGTTCGACCCGATGATAGCCGCCGGTTCCTGCTCGTCTACTACATGGGTAATGCTGTTCCGCAGATTGCCAGTGTCAACGGGGCACAGCTTTTTCGCATATCCCTCTGCCACCAGACCGATCTTTTCCAGCCCGCGCAGCAGTGCCGCCTTAATCTCAGCAGAAATCTCTTTGCTGTTGTCGTGGGTCTCAATGTTCATCGCTTAACGCCTCATCTTAATCAAATGCTCGCCGTAAGTCATGAAATTCATGTTGTCTATGTCCAAAAGCCTTTGTTTTTCTTCTTCCGAAATATCGGCTTTGGCAACAAACAGACCGTCATTGTCCTCTTCGGTTGTCTTGGACAAAAAATCCATATCTTCCAATGTAAGAAGCATATATCATTTCCCTTTCAAAATCTCTACAACTTGTTTTGCAATTTCGCCCGGCTTATCAGATAGGTAATACTGCGCAATACTTTCCGCGACAAATTCACCGGAGTTCCTCAACCCGTAATAGCTGAAACCTGCTTCCTTCGTCTTTTTCGCGAGTGCAGCTGTGTCCTTGTCAATTGTCCATGTTGTTTCGGCGCCCAGTATATCAGAAAATGTTTTTCTATATAATACATCAATTTTATTCTTTTTCAAGGCATTATTGTCAAGAATCATGTGCTGAACTGCGTGCCCTAATTCATGATATACAGTATGGAAAGCACTCCCTGTACTCCATGCGCCGGGTTCAAATTGTTCAACAGCATCTTTTGCCATTTTTTTCAGTGCGCCTTTTTGCTTCACAACAGGATTCAGAAAGACAGTGCGCAAAGAATCAGAGTATGCAGCATAGCTATTACTTGACCTATTCGTAAACAAAAGAACATTTTCCAAATACCCGGCTTCAGTCAAGCTCCCGAATGTATCACTTATTCTCGTGATTGCTTCATTTAACCCGTTCGCAACATCCAGATTCATCCCAAGCTGATATGCCGTTGTTTGCTCAAGGCCAAGCGCCTCTTTTGCATATTTAACAGCTTTATCAATATCGGTAGCAGGCGTAAATTTTTGGATGTAGCCGAATCCGGTAGATTTTGCTTTGCCCGTTTTCCACCCCGCCCATTCCGCATAGGTCATATCAGAAACAACCTCTGTTTCACCCGTAGACGCGTTTCTGGCTCGCCGTTGTGCGGTAGAGGTATCTACACCCTCCACGGCGGCAATCAGCGTACAGCGGCAGTTATATATCTCCCACGGTGGCCCTTGTGGGTCGCCTGGGAAGCGGCAGCCGTTGGAAAATTTCTTGGCCTGCGCCACTTGTTCGCCGTCAAGCATGGCATGAGAGTGGCGTGTACGCGCGTCCAGCGTAGCCAACCATTCTTTTTTGAGCTTAATGCCCATCTTCTCCGCCGCCGCGTAGCTGTCCATGCGTCCTGCGTTCTGCGCACCGGTCACAGCTGTACGGGCAGTGCGGATGGCGGAATCGCGGCTCATGGTGGTAATGCGCTTTTGCAGGTCATCCGCCATGTGCTTGATGCTCTTGCCCTGCAAGATGGAGCTTGTGATACTCTTGGTAATTTGCTTTTTGCCATACTCGAAGTCAATACCACGCTTTAAGGCGCGTTTCGGCGGGTAATATGGCATTAAATCGGGCTGCTCTACCATGAGCCGTTTGACCGTCTGCTCGTCCCATAGATCAAAGCCGACGTTGCCCGCGACCTGTTCGATGGTATAGGCCGAATAGTTGCGGTTGAGAGAGTAGATACCGGGCGTTGCATCGTTGGTGTAAGACACCGCCACGGCGTTTGCATCGGTCATACGGTGCGCTACCTTGTCACGCATGGCCTGATAGCGTTCCCCACGCCCGATCTGGTTCAGCCGCCATTGCTTATAGTCGGCCTCCGTCCATTTCTTGCCGTTCTGCACGGTGCCGATCAGCGCTTTCATTTCCTCGTCGCGCTTTTTGAATTGTTCAAAATATGCGTCGATGGTAGCTTGCAGATCTTTCTCGGCCTCGCGGTATAGCTTTGCGATGCGCTGTTCCAGCTTTGCAAGCTCCTTGTCGGTCAGCTTGTGGCCGAGGTCTTCGTTTGGCATTTCTGCCTCCGTTTCACAATCTCATCATAGTGCGGCTTCACGCGGATCACATTCCAGTCGCATTCTTCCGGAACTTTGCCGTAGAATATCACCCATTCCGGCGACAGCCGTTTTATCATTTCTTCGTAGCCACGAAGAAACAGCCGCTTGCTTTCCTTGTTCTGCTGTGTGCCTACCGAACTAACTGCAACTATTCCTCCGACTGGCTCGCCATCAAAGCACCAATCGTAACTATCCTCGTCGCTCCATGAAATAGATGGGTAGACCGTCATCCCGTGTAGTTGCCAGTACGCCGCCAGCCAGTGCTTGCGGTAATGATTGTATATCTGCATCGCAAGCGGCATGTCTGTGTAGGTGGAGAAGTCCGGCGCGCACACCGCCGCAAACTGCGACAGTTGCGGAATGTACTTGTCAGGCGTGTTCCAATACCGAATGAATTGATAATCGTCCACGAAGAAATGCACGATCTTGCTTTTCGTGTCTTTCGCCGTGTAATGGTAATTTACGGGGATAAACTCGCCATAGGGGTAATCTTTGACCGGCTCAATCTGCGGGATACCGTACTTTCCGACCCCTGGGAACATGAACTTGTCCAAATTTTCAAAGTTTATCATTGAAAATTGTTAAAAAGCCCTTGTGAATAGCTTTCGTTTTATGTAAGCAACGCTTTCATATTCGCCCACACTAATTCTTTGGACATCAAAACCCCTTGAGCGTATTTCGTTAAGTTGCTTGTTTAATTTGGTGACTTCCCTTGTTGGTGTGCTTCGGTCAACGCCGCTGAGATGCACAACGGCGGTATTCACATTTTCGAGGATGCCGTATTTGTCCTTTTTATTACCTTGCACTTGAACTGTTCCTTGACTGTTTTTCAAAACAGCGTGCGGCGTGCTCGTGTTTTCAATCCAGATAGTGTTCTGTGAGAGTTTTGCAACATCATTTTCTCTGGCAAAAAGGCGAGAACCAACAGAAACGCCTTGCACTGTGCGAACATTATTCTTCGTAGTGGCAGTTCCGCCACCGGCTCCACCTCTACCGCCCATCACTCTACCTCCGTTCCAAATGCCCCGTTTTCATTCGCAAAGCTTCGGTCAATCTCTTCTGCCGCTTTGCGCTTTGCCATGTCCTCGTACTGGTCAATGTCACCGTTGATCGTCAACAGCTTCTTTGTGATATACTCGTCATCGTAATACTGTGCGCCCAGCAAAAGTGCCTGCGTCTCTTCGGTCTTGTTGATGATCTGATTGCGCGTGTAACTCGGCTGATCCTCGATACCCGCCAACCGCAAAATCTCCACGATAAACCGCGTTACTTCGGATTCAAACTTATCCGTTTTCAGATCCAGCGGCACATAACTGGCCTTGATTGCCGTCGCCGTCTGGTTGCCCGCGGATACCGCCGCCGCGTCAAAGCACTGGAAATCTTCATAGAGCTTCTTTTTCAGCATATCAATGGTGCTGCTCGTGCCCTCATACGGCGCCTCGATGGTCTTGCTCTCCACCTTCGCGCCGTCATCGCCGTTGGCGTGGGCGACATGGGTGGTTTTCAGCCGCTCGATAAATCGGGCGTCATCCAGATCGTCCATGCCATTGCAGTTGGACAGCACCCAATAGATCAAATTGCCCTCATCCACGTTGTTGACCATGTTCGAGGACGCAAGATCCAGCGCGTCAATGGTGTTGCGCTTGCCAACAATCTCGGATAGACACCGCTTATTGTTTTTCAGCGGCACGATGGGGAAACTCGGATAATTGCCGCCGTCGTAAATCTCTGTTTCGCCGACCTCGGCCTTGCGGATAACGAGCTTGTAGCTGCGCTTTTCCTGCAATACGCTCATATCTTTGTTCTTTGGCTGGAAATACTCGGTGAACCCGTCCAGCTCGTACAGCGTCGCTCTCAGCGGCTTATCCTGCGCCACCTGCCAGAACCGGATACCGGCCTTCATCGCGCCGTCCTCTTCATCGTAGAGGGGGGCAAACTCAAGCAGGGAGAATACCCGCAAATGCGTTAAATCCCAAAAGCCGAAGGACACGCCCGCGATTTTCGCCTCACGCGCCGCGTCCATGACGTCCTGATCGAAGTCTGGGCATAGCTTGTTTGGGGTTTCCTTCTCCGCGAAAGTCACGCCGTTTCCCAGCAGATACGAGACCTCCTGATCCACTGCCAGACCGAAGAAGCGGCTGGCAAGCTTGTGGTTTGCCGTCCACATATCCGTATGACTGCGCCCCTGCATATCGTAGATGATCTTTTCATATCGGTTAATGGTCGGATTCAAGCCATCATAGTACGCCTCCGCATCCACCGCCGTTTTATACGCCGTGCTCTCGCGGTGCTCATTGATCGTGCTGCGGACAAACTCAATGCGCGCCTGCTCGTTTTCACCGACCGCCACAAGGTCGTTATATGTTTTGATAGCCGCTCACCGTCCTATCTGTTCCAAAGTGGTGTATACTCGCGCCGATACGCCTTGTTCTTCAGGACCGTATAAGCGAAATACCGCGTTTCATCCATTGCATGGTCATTTTCCTTAATCGGCCTATCATCGACGGATTTTTCGTCCCACCGGTACAGCCCAAACTCCCGAATGCAGTCTTTGCAATCTCGGTGTATCTTGATTACGCCGTCCTGCAAAAACCGCGCCGTAGTCATAATGCCGTTGGTTACGTCGTTGTTGGCCTTTCGCACTATATAACCGCGCCGCCGCAAGACCTCGATGAACGAGGCGGCAGACGGATCAACGATGATGCTTTTGACGTCTGCCTCGCCGATGAGCTTTTTAATTTCGTCGGCGTATTCCTCGTCCGTCTTGTTCTTCTGGGTCTCACGCCCAGAATAGTAATACTCGCGGATGCGCGTGGCCGTCTTGCCGTCCCAGCACCAAAGTCCTGCAGAAAACGGGTTAAGTGTTCCATAGTCGCAGGACACATAGTATTCTCCCTTTTCCGGCAGCTCGTCCACAATGCAGCTCTCGTCAAACATGGGATAGATCAACCCCTCGGCCACCACCCACAAGCCGCGAATGTATCGATCGTAGAACACGCCGCTATACATGGCCTTTGTCCTCTCGACCATCTGCGGTGTGAGAATGGGGTTATCTTCCAATAGGAAGTGAATGTGCTGCGTATTCTCCCGTTCGTTTTCAATCCACTCTTTGTAAAACCAATGCTGCGGCGATTCGGGGTTACAGTTAAAAAAATACTTCGGATGCTCAAATGAAATCGCACGGGAAAGCGCTTGCTCTACAAACGAACGCGGCATAAGTGCCACTTCATCGAATAGGACGCCGGCAAGCGTGATGCCTTGTATAAGCATATACGAGCTTTCATCCTTGCCGCCGAATAGGTAAAACCAATTTGTTCTATCCCCACACCGAACGGTTAAAATTCTCGTGGAAACCTTGTAATGCATGGACAGCGCAACACCCAGCCCGTCAATTTCCATCAACGGTTTTAAGATATTTCGCTCTGCCGCCTGCACCGTCTTCCCGCAAATAGCGAAATTCGTGCGGTCGTAGTTCTGCATCGCCCACAGCACAAACGCCATCGACATAACCGTCGTCTTTCCGGAACGGACGGAGCCGTCACAGATCAGCGCCATATCATCGGAGCCGATAAACTCCATTATTTTGCGCTGCTTTGCGGATAGCGTTTTAATTTGCATTGTTCTCGCCCTTTAACGCAGTGAGCAAAGCTGCCAACGCCGCAGGGTCGCCGCTTTTTTCGTTCTCGGAATTCCACCCAAAATTGCAGCCAAGCGAAAATTTCGCGCCGTTCGCACCGTCTTTGTCATAGAGCCGAGATTCGGCGTATTCCTCGCAGCGGGACTTCGCGCGCGTAACCGTGTCCGCGAACTCCGGCCTTGCCTGATAATCAATCAGCGCCTGCCGGCCGGTAAACCCCAGCGACAGCGCCAGCCCTGTTACCGTCGGCGGCTTTTCATCTAAAATAATCGGCCTTCCGTATTTATCTGTGGCAACATCGCCGTCAATCATAAGCGGTGTCCCTTTACAGCTCTCAAAGTAAGCGTCAATGGCCTCCTGCATTGCCTTTACGCTTTTCCATTTTCTTGGCGCTCCGCCAGCCATACGCTCACTCCCTTTCGTTTTGCTACCAGCCCCCGCCCCTTGGCCTTACATAGCAGTCTTTACCCGCCCCGCAGTCTCTACCATTACCCCACGCATAAGCGCAAGCCTTCGATTTTGAGGGGCACCAACGCCGCCCGCAATGGGCGTTAGTCTTTTCACAGGTCCCGGCATTGCGCTCTGTTTGAATTGCTTACACAGCGACCTAATCATACGATTGCCGCTACCACGCCACATCCATTGAACGCCTCGGCACTCGCGCAGAGTGTAGCAATGCCGGTATCCCACGGAACTTTTCAGCCCTGCGCCGGTATGTCAGTCGCATCCGTTTCTTCATTCATAGGCCGGAGCCAGCCAAATAATTAATTATTCGACCTGCCGCTTTCATACAGCGCACAGGTAAGCCCCTTGTAGCGGTCTTACCCTTCCGTGGTGCCGCAATGCGGTAGCATACATCTGGTACGGCATTGCAGTCCTGCCCTGCTTTAGCGCTTCAGGGAAAGTCCCCGTCACTCGCTGTGGTCTCCCCTTACGGGGCACCTATGCCGCATGTTGCCCTCAACTGCCCGCCCCGAAGGGCGGGCTATCAAGGGAGGAGGAAATGAAAAAGAAAGGGTGCAGAAGCCCCGTTACACCCTCTGCACCCCTTATGCTAATATACTTTTTTCAAATGTTGCCCTTTTTAGTACAACTATTCGCCAAATCGCTCAATGTTGACATACGGCGCGTACTCTTCCTTGATTGCGCACTCCTTGAGCTGGCAGCTTTCGCAGTGGCAGGAAAACGGGCATCTCCTTTTTTCTGCTCTTGCGATACATCTTGAAACGGTCGACTTATTAACGCCAAACTTTTCTGCTATCTGGCTCATGCGCCAACCGCACTCAAAGTATAAGCGGAGATATTCAACCGTCTGCTCTCTCACACCAGCACCTCCTCCGGTCGGAAACTCTCTTTGATCTCCTTGCCGTCTACCATGATCGCCACGGTCACATAGCGCCTCTGCGGATGGATGTACGTCACCACGCCAGTGCGGAGCGGGTACAGCTTTTCGCCGCGCGCTTTTCCCGAAAACTCCTCCGGCACCGTCATAAACTGCGCCCGCACCTTGTCGCCTACTTTCATTCCGCACCTCCAAACGCTTCCTCAAACGTCAGCCCGCTCTCTCTGAGGATGCCTTTGATCACGTCGATGGTATGCTGATTGTTGCCCGACAGCCACCACCAGATGTTGCTTTTGGAAATGCCTACCGCATCGGCAAGCTGGCGGCGCGTGTACTGTCGCTCGCAAAATACCTTTTTCAGCGCCGGATAGACGCAATAGGGATATTCGATCATTTTCTCCCCACCCTCCGTTTGTATCGGTCTTTTGACCTCTGAATGTAATTGATCATCGCGCTTTCCTCGGCTATGCTGGCCGTTTCGTTGCTTTTTGCCTCTTTCTTTTCTTGCAGCCACGCAGCGTATCGCTCACAGGTCGAATGACAGCCGACATGTCTCTCCTGGCAGTTAAAGCAGCTCATGTCATCCCACCTCGTACTGCGGACAGGCGAGCACGCGATAGCTTGTCTCGTAATGCTTCTTGTGTCGGTTTGTGTGCATTAAAATCCTTGTTCTGATTGCGTGCCACCCCTCGACCGGCTGCCACTTCAGCTTCCGCGTTTCCTTGTCGCATTCCGACCAAGGGCATTTCCCGCAGGCGTTCTTACAGGTCCAGCAGAGTGTTTCGCTTTGATTTGCCATTTATACTTCCTCCACCCAGATGCCAAATCGTTCCAGCATCAGCTTTTTCTTGATGATATAGTCCTTTGTCTTAAAGCCCTTTGCGTCCTCTACAATCATTTTCCCGTCACGGGTATACACGAAGTCGGCTATGTATGTAACTGCCCTCACAGCGGCTCCTGTGGGCGTTCTCTGCGCCCCCACGAGCTTGTACGTCTGCTGCAGCTTCAAGTCGTGTATTTTCCCCGCTTTCAGCAGCAGCCGCAGCTCATCATAGCGGTCTGCCTCGTGCTTGCTGTCAAACGTAATGCCATGCCGCACGGTTTTGCGGTTGTGGTACTTGCCCGTTTTCTGAGCAAGTACCTTTTCAACCACCTGTTTTTGTGCCGCAGGCCCGAGACGTGCAAGGTCAGATGCCGTCAGGTTCATTTTTCCCTCCCGTCTGTCACCATGACCACGCGCACCTTGCCGAACTGCTCAAGTGCCATTGCCACGGCCTCCTTGGTCGCCAGCTTGTCGCCGTGGTCCTCAATGTCGATGATGATGCGGATCATGTGCCGGACTCCTTTTTAAGCCTTGCCTCCATGAGCGCCTCACGGGGGTCTAAAATTTCAAGCAATCTTATCCACATCAGTCCTCACCGTCCTTTCTCTCGCCGTAGCTGCAAAAATCATCCAACTGCACCCGATTCCATTGCCTGCCCCAAATCGAGCAAAACAATCCTGGACCATCTATGTCTGTCGTTCTTACGCAGTGCGTGCAGTCCTTACATCGCACCGCGGGCACTGCATCCACCGTGGGGCAAGCATCAACCACCCCGCTTACTTCATCCAGATTGTTGTCACCTCCGGCCTCAATGTCCATCTTCGCCCCGCAGTTGGGGCAGTAATCCGACAACAATTCGAACCCATTTACAAGCACTTGCGCTGCATCGTGGCAAACAGAGCACTCGTGCCTGTCTGGTGACGGAACAAAGTTTCCTGCTTTTTCCCACGAAATCCACCGCCCATGCACCACCGGGGCAACATCAGCGGCGGGAATCGCCTTTATATCGGCGCAGATATTCCAAGCTACCGTGTCTCCACAAAAATCACTTTTCCGCAGACACTCTCTATACTGTTTATCACAAGCGGTAACTGCCGCTGCGCGCTCAATATAATCATCCATTGTCAGCCCTCCTCCACATAGCACCAGCTCTGGGGCGGGCGCTTGA